ATCCAAATGCAATAATATTATATAGTAAGAAAATAAAGGTATATAAGAATAAAAAGCAATATAGAAAACAAAATAAATTTAATAATTAAAAACATGAAAGCATCTTATCATGGGAGTTCTTCATTAACTCCTACAAAAATTAAAATTGAAGAAGATCAGTGGACGGATATTGAGGCATCTGGGATAGTTGGGGTTCTTGGATGGGATTCAACTGCGGGTGTATTTAAATATAATACATCTACAGGTATTGACACGTATATACCAACATCTACAACGGCTGGTTACGGGAATTTTGGAAATGGGACGGTATTACTTCCATCTGTAACATTTTCAAATGATCTTGATTGTGGTATTTATAGAATAGGTACTAATAATTTAGGTGTTGCTGTTAATGCAACAAAGATTCTTGATATAGCAACTACTGGTTTGTCAGTCGTAGGAACGATTACGGCAAGCACAACTGCATTAGCAACGACATTTGACACAAATGTTGCTGCTGCTGGCGTAACATTAGTGGGAACAACTCTTTCGGCAGATGGAACTGATGCTGCTATTCCAATTACGATTACACCAAAGGGTGCTGCTGGTATATTAACCGCCGCAGGACTTGTCGGCACACCAGCATATTCTTTTACCGATCAGACAGATATGGGATTTTATAAAGTCAGTGGAACGCAATTAGGTGTGTCCACTAGTGGCACATTAGCTACATTGTTTGATTCTGCTGGATTAAAATCTGATTCAGTTATGACAAGGGCTTCAATTGGAACAACGCCAGTTGGAACCGTTTCGTTTTTAGAATATGGCGATGGAAGGGACATGACAACCGTATTGACATTAACTAACTTCATTGTTGGTGCATTAGCTGGTGCTGGTGCTGCATTAGGAGTTGGGAATATTGTTTATGCATTTCCGGCAGGACAACACGCAGAACTTGTGTATTCATTATCGAGTATTGTACTAACAGCCGCTGGTACACCTGTAAATACAGACACCGGATTAGGTTCGGTTATTGCTACTGGTGCTGTATCTACGTTGGACGGGACAGCAACATTTGAAGATAGATTAACTGGTCAGACGATTGCTACTGCTGCTGCTGGTGGTTCTGCTGTATCTACAGTAAAGGGTGCTACGGCTGGCATTGGAACTGGAATAGCATTAAATATTGATAGTAGTGTTAAAAATGTATTTCTTAATAGTGCTGGTACATGGAATGAAGATAATACTGGTAATTTAACAGCAAGTGGTACTATTGTATTGAAGTGGACAATGATGTAATAATAAACAATTAAAAAAACAAAAAAGATATGAAGTTAAGAGATTTAGTTAATTCAAAAGAGATTTTAGAATATTTAAGTAAACAAAGATTCCCAACTGTTTTTACATTTAGATTGAGAGGTTTTATTAGAGAAATATCACCCGTATTATTGGAATATGAAAACATCAGAAATGAGAAGGTAATATTATATGGTGAGAAAATTGGTGATACAGATCAATGGAAAGTAAAAGAAGAAAACATGGGAATATTTATTAAAGACATGAACGAATTACTTGATGCAAGTGTAAATGTAAAAGAATTTAAAATACATCATTCGTATTTAGAAGACCATAAGATTATATTAAGTGTCCAGGAATTAGAGATATTAGATTGGTTAATAGATTGATAATGACTTTTTTGAGATTAAATGGAGACACAGGAGAGGTTTATGTATCAGATGAAGGAAGAATGTTGTTATGTATCAAAAATCTTTCTCGTAAAGATCGAACAAAAGGTAGGACATATTTTAATGCATCATTGAAATATATTTATCATACATACAAGAAAGATCATGACCTCTCCTTTCTTTCTTTTAATTCAAGAAGACAAAGGGTGATTAATGATTATGTGTCAGGATATTCATCGGATAAGTTTGAGAATGATTTGGTAGTTGTAGAAGTAATAAAAGAATTCCAGCAACAACAATACACACCAAATGAATTATTCTATGAAAGTATAAAGAATGACTTTGACGAGATGAGGGATTATATAAAGGAAATACCATTAAAGAAGAAAATTAAAATAGAAGAGGTATTAGAAATTCCAATTGAACATGAAGGACAAACATATATTAAAGAAGTTGTTGTAAAAAAGGATATATTTATAGATAATTCAAAAGAAAAGTTTGAAGCATTGAAAAGAGCAGCAGAATTAATTGATTTATCTAATACTATCCAACAGAAAGTAAAAGAAGAGAACAAGAAGAAGAAAGCAGAGGATTATCAGTCAATGATACAAAGTGGTCAATTATAATGAAATTTAAGGATACATATAGATGAAAGAGAAAATTTGTTATAAATGTCATGAACTTAAATCAATTGATGAATATTGTCATGATTCATCTAAAGATGATGATCGTGCTGATATTTGTAAGGATTGTAAGAAAATACATTATAAATCAAAATCAAAAACGATTCCTGGATTGATTAAAAAGATGTATTATTCACAACATTCATCATCTAGGAATAGAGGTCTCCCTATTCCAGATTATACATATAATGATTTTTTTGAATGGATTATATTTAATCCTAAATTTAAAGAATTATATTATAATTGGGTAGAATCTGATTACAAAAAAGACATGATTCCGTCATGTGATAGATTAAATGATTATATTGGATATAAATTTGGTAATATTCAACTACTAACATGGAAAGAAAATAATGAAAAAGGAAGAAACGATATTAAAAACGATATTAACTTAAAAAGATCTAGGCAAATAATTGTATATAAATATGGTGATTTTTATGGAGAATATCCATCAATAAAAACTACAAGTAAAAAATTGGGTATTTGTAGATCGGATATACAAAAAGTTTTAAGTGGAAAATTTAAGCAATCTCACAATTTTGTATTTTTCTATAAAGAAAATATTAATAACAATAAGATTAATAATATAAAACATTCTGATGGAGTTATTGGAATAAATTGCGATACGGGAGAACAAATTTATTTTAATACCATAAAAGATGCTCAAATTAAATTAAATATTAGTAATATTTCAGAAGTTTGTTCTGGAAAACGGAAACAATGTGGTGGTTTTAGATGGGAATATTATAATAAAAAAATGGAGGAAATTAATCATCAAATTTAAAAATAGTTATCGATTCAGTCCAGTAATAACCATGGGCGACTTGCCATGGGATGAGGATTTATTTCATGTATCATTTGATCAGATACCAAAGAATAAGAAAGAAAGAACAAAGTTTGTAGAAGATGGTGGATATTTAATAGATCATGATTGGTGGAAGAAGCAATATGATAGATGTATTAATGGATATACAGTAGAAGATGCCATTGAACCAGGAGGAGATGCAATAAGAGATGGAATAGATTGTATATGGAAACACAATGATTGCTGGTTAGAGGATTATGATATTACAATAAAAAATAGATCGGTACATATATCTGGAAGATTGTACTTTTATCTTAATTTTTGGTGGATATATGGGTTAGAAAAGAACAGTAAAATAAAGAAAATAATACGTCCAAGATTTATTGATGTTGATTATCTTGTTGATTTAATGGGACAGAATATGTTTCGTTATGAATTGGACACACAACTCCTTAAAGGACGCCAAATTGGTGCAAGTGAAAAATTGGCTGGTATGTGGTTGGGATATAACTATACATTTCTTGCTGCAAGTGTGAATCTTATTGTAGCTGGTGAGCAAAAAGATGCTGATCATACAATGGAGAATACTATAAGAGGATTGGATATGTTAATTAATACTCAATTTTATTTAGAAAGAAAGAGAGGTGGAGATAATCAGGAAACAATAATATCTGTAAACGGATCACAGGTAAGAGCACAAACAGCAAAAGATAAACCACAAACATTAAGTAGGTATGCACCAACTTTTGTACTTTATGAAGAGATAGGAAAAGGGAAAAAGAAATGGAGTTTGGATGTAGAGAAATACGTGTTACCATCAATTCATACAGAGGGTAAAAAGACAGGTTATCAGTTTTTTGTCGGGACAGGGGGAGAGGTAGAAGAGGGTGTTTATGATCTAGAAGAAAGATATTTTAAACCTGAAAAATATGGAATACTTTCTGTTAAAAGAAGACACACACAAGAATATAATGATTCTTTTGGGAAAGTAGGAACATTTATTCCTAAATGGATGTTTTTGATTACAGATAAGGATGGGAACAGTTTAAGAAAAGAAAGCATTTCTGAATTAGAAAAAAAAGCGCCAACGAGTGATGAAGATAAGTATAAATACTGGTCACAACATCCGATATATGATCATCACGTATTTATGACAACATCTGGTGGTTATTTTGGTAAAGACATAATTATACAACTCAATAAAAGAAAGATTGAGTTAAAGAATATGTCAGAACTACAAATAGAGAGAAGAGGAAGGTTAGAACCAATTGACCCATTAAATTTGTTTAAAGGAATTAAATTTGTGGAGGATAAAGATCATTGGTGGATAACTATTATAGAAGAACCAGAGATTGATAAAGAAGGTAAGGTATATGCTAATCTATACAAAGCAGGTTGTTTAATACCAGGAGAAATGGTTATGACAAATAATGGATTAAAGCATGTTGAAAATGTTATGATTGATGATAAATTAATCAATGAATCTGGTAATTATGTAGATATAAAGAAATTTTTCAAAAGAGATGTTGACGATATATCAATATATAAATTTAAAATGTCAAATACATATAGGACTAATGCGGTGACAGAAGAACATCCTATATTAATAACAAAACCAAAGTTTAATTGGAATGGTACTATAAAAGAAGAGTCTTTTGATTTTAAATATATCGAAGCAAAAAATGTTAATATTGGAGACTGGACAAGAATACCAAATCTATATAATAAAAGTGTAGATTTAGATATAGATGGGTTATGGGATAATGGTGTATATAGAATAGATAGGCAAATAGTTAATCCATTATTATTATCTGATTTTTGGTGGTTTGTGGGATTATGGCTCGGAGATGGATATTGTCAATTAAATGGCGATGATATTTCTATATCTTTTAATTCAAAAGAAACAGAGTATATAAACAGATTAGAATCAATTATTAAGAATGTATTTAATAGGCGTTTAAATAAACGAGAGAGAAATGGTGCTACTGAATGTACGTTTTCATTCCAACAATTAAATGTATTCATTACTTATAATTTTGGTAAATATGCTAATGGCAAACTTATACCAGAATGGGTTAAATATATAAGCAATAAAAATAAATATCAGTTATTACTCGGATATTTTAATTCTGATGGTTGCGTGTATAAGCATCCAAAAGGATATTTTAGTGTATCGTATGTAAGTATTAATCTGGAGTTATTAGAATCAATACAAGATATAATGTTTTCTGTTGGTATCGTATCTAATCTTTGTAGATTGCGTGATGAATCAGAACACATAATACGCAATATAACGATTAAAACTAAAAAATGTTATCAATTAAGACTTGGACATTGTGATACATTATTATTTATAGATAAATTGAATTGTATTAATGATACGAAATTCAAGAAAATGGATTTTGTAGATATTATTAAAACAAGAAAACGCCCAAAAGAAGATTGTTTTATATCAGAAGATGGTAATTATATATATTTTAAAATAAAAGAAATAAATAAATATAATTATAGTGGATTGGTATATAATTTTGAATGTGATACCAATACGTATATAGGACATCATATCGGGTGGCATAATTGTGATAGTTATGATAGAGATGAGGCAGAAACGTCTGCGTCTAAAGGTGCAATGACGATAAGGAAGATGTTTAGGCAGGGGCAAGACAGTCCACATTTTAATACATATTGCGCATTGATAGTAGAGCGTCCAAAGACAAGTGAGGGTGGTGCAGAGAAGTTCTATTATCACACCGTATTAACTTGTATATATTATGGATGTAGAAATAATATAGAATATGGTGCTAATAACATGAGGATATTTGATTACTATATTAAGAATGGATTTGAGGTATTGCTACAGGATAGACCAGATATAGCATTTGCCGGACAGATAAAGAGATCTGTTATATCCAACAGATATGGTACAGATGCTAGTCTAAAGCACCAGGGATTGGCAATATTAAAAAATACATTAACACCAGAGTTTATAAATAGAATGTTTATATTATCTCAGGTAGAAGCATTTTCAAGATTTGTTATTGATAAAGACTATAACTGTGATATAACTATGTCTGCAATGGAAGCAGAAGTACTTGCTAAAGATGAACAGATGCATGTTGTCTTTAGTATATCTGATAATATCAATAATAGGAGAATGGGAATGAGAGTATTCCAGAAAGAAGGTGGGAGAATATTACAAAAAATAATTTAACAAATGGCAAAGCCAAGTGTATTTGTAACTGAAAAGGAGAAGACTTCGAAGTGGGTCGAAGAGATTGCATTGTCTATTTCGAATGATAATACTATTAAAGACAGTCAAATTAATCAGGATATTATATGTTATAATTATTATAACAACATTCATAATGAAAAAGATTTTGAATATTTAACAAAAGTTGGAGATAGGACATTACCAGCTATGTTAAATCATATACCACTACAAAAAACATTAGTAGATACATTAATATCAGAATATACTATACGTCCATTTATATTTAGTGTATTTGTTTCTGATAATGATTCATTAAAAGAGAAGCAATTTAATAGAGCAAAGATGATGTTTAAAGAGATTGAATCTTTGATGAATCAGACAATCTTTGCAAATCAGGAACAGATACAACAGATACAATCTCAAATAGAGATGTTGAATCAATATATACAGAAAGAACCAGAATCACAAGAAGAGGCGAATAAGATAACACAATTAAAACAATCAATGCCATCGTTCAATATACAAATGAAGATGGTATTAAATCAGTTGGGCAAACAGAATGAAGAGTTGTCTAAAGAAATTGATGAGATAAATAGAAAACTAACTCATAAATATAAAGAAGTAAAAGAGGATTTGGCGCAGAAGTTATTAGTAAGATATTATAAGTTATATAATATTAAATCTAAAGCAACATCTAATTTCAGACATCAATCAATATCTGGCAAACACTATTGGTATATAGATTATTTTCCAGAAAACAAAGAACCAATCTTTGAAGGGTTAGATCCATTAACAGTAATATATCCATCACATTCAAGTACAGAATGGATACAAGATGGTCCATGGGTTAAAGTTATAAAATATATCACATATGAGGATTTAGTATCTAAATATGGTATTGAATTTATTAAAAAATACAGTAAAGACGAATTAGATAAATTAGAAGAACAATCAACATCTGAAAATGGAACATTTGTATCTACTCCAGAAGGTGCTATGTTGTATGATAAACAACCATATTCTGGTACAATGCAAAGTGGTATTAAAATAGATTATGTTTTTTATAAATCACCTGTTAAAATAAACATAAAAATGTCTCCTAATAAATATAATGGAGATTATTTTAGACATTTCATTGATAAATATAAAGAGATTATTGATAGAAAGGATTATAATTACAGAAATGGTGAATATATAAAAAAATATGATGACAACATAACATTAAAAGCAGCGGATATAGAGGAATATGATAGTCGTAAAGGACAAAAAATAAAGACAAAATATTCTACCGATATATATAAAGCCATAGTAATAGCAGATCAATATGTAGTGTGTGAAGGGAAGTTATATGCTATTGTACGCAATCAAGATGATTATTCTGATGTAAAGTTACCAGTTATCGGAAGATCGAATAATAGTATAACGAGGAGACCATATTCACTTATATGGAGCACGAAGGGGTTACAGGATTTTTATAATATAGTTTACTATCATAGAGAGTTAATGCTCAATTTGGCTGGTACAAAAACCATTGTATTTGATAGATCGCAAAAACCATCCACAATGACCGATGCTGAATGGGAGGAGCAGAAGAAGTTGGGAACTATGTATATTCAAACAACTGATCCAAATGGGAATCCAATTAGAACAGGATTCAATCAGTGGGGAATGCATGATCTAACAGTACCTCCATCCATACAATATCTTGATAATATGTTAATAAATATAAAAGAGACAATGGGTGAGATCATTGGAGTACCAAGACAAAGATTGGGGAATACAGTTAAAACAGATCAGGTTGGTACATTCCAAAAGAGTTTAGAGCGATCAATGATAACTACTGAAATATTATATTATGAATTTGATGAATCATTGGCTAAAGCATTATCTTATCTATTAAATGTAGCAACTAATTACATATATAAAGATGGTGGAATTATACAATATATTACAAATGATTTAGGAAATAATGTAGTAACAATCCCTAAAGGAATA